CACATGATGGCAACCGCAGGGACAGCATGGGCAACCCCGGGTTGGCTGAGCAGTATCGCAGTCTAGGGTGTAATTTTCTACCGTTCCATTTTGAGAACCCTCCCGCGCTTGGTCAGAAGAAAGGCGGCAACTCTGTTGAGGAGGGCATTATGTCGTTGCTGCAAAGAATGGAGTCCGACCGGTTCAAGGTGTTTTCAACACTGGGGGATTGGTGGGAAGAATTTAGGATGTATCACCGCAAAGAGGGAAAGATTGTCCCCATCCGCGATGACCTAATGTCTGCAACACGATACGGTGCGTTAACCCTCAGGTTTGCTGTTTCCGGCAAAGACCCGGAATGGACGAAAGATCTTGAATACAAAAATTATGGAATTATTTAATGGCTGAAAAAATTACAGAAGAAGAACTGGTAGGAAGGATACGGAGTGAAATTACCGACTCCCTGGGCTATATGGGTGATACCATATCTTCTCAGCGCGAAAAGGCCATGGAATATTACTATGGGCTACCGTTTGGCAACGAGGTAGAGGGCCGCAGTCAGTATGTTGATACCACCGTGCAGGACACGATTGAGTGGATAAAACCCGCCCTTATGCGCGTGTTTGCCTCTGGTGATCAGATGGTTAAATTTTCCCCACACGGCCCGGAAGACGTGGCTATGGCTGAACAGGCCACGGATTATGTTAACTACGTTTTTACAAAAGACAATCCGGGCTGGGAGATTCTCTATTCCTGGTTTACCGACGCGCTCCTATCTAAAAACGGGATCGTAAAAATATGGTGGGATGAGTACAGCAATGAGGAGCGAGAGGAGTACCACGGTCTTACGGCTATGGAATTCGAGGCTCTGCTGTCTGACCCGTCTGTGGAGGTTATAGAGCATACGGAGTACACCGATACAGAGTATGAGACTGAGGAGACTGAGGAGATCCCGCCGCTGCCTGCTGCTGCTGCTGCGCCCGCTGCGAGCATGGCTGCTGTTGGTGAGGTTCTTAACGATGTTGTCATAAAACGAAAAGAGCACACCGGAAAAATAAAAATAGAAAACGTGCCGCCGTCGGAATTTCTTATTTCGAGAGAAGCCAAGAGTATACAGGAGGCTAGGTTTGTCTGCCACAGAGTCCGAAAAACCCTGTCCGAACTCAGGGAAATGTACCCGGACGAGAAATTTGATGTACAAGATTTAGGGGGTGGAGAAGACGACGCCTTTAGCGACGAGCGTGAAGCAAGGTTTGATTTTGATATCAGCTCTGGATTTTCTTTCGGAGAAACAGAAAGAGAAGAAGCCCTTAGAACTTATTGGCTGAACGAATCTTTCCTTCTGACAGACTACGATGGAGACGGAATTACTGAGCTTAGAAAAGTTTGTACTGTAGGGGATTATGTTCTTGCTAACGATGAGATAGATTCTATACCGTTTGTTTCCATAACACCCATAAAGATTCCACACAAGTTCTTTGGCTTGTCCATAGCCGATCTAGTGATGGATCTTCAGTTGATGCGTAGCACCCTGATGCGTAACCTCATGGACAACATGTACAACCAGAACTTTGGTCGGTACGCGGTGCTGGAGGGACAGGCTAACTTAGACGATTTGCTCACACAACGCCCGGGTGGCGTAGTGCGTGTAAAAACACCCAACGCAATTACCCCCCTGGCAACCCCCGCGCTGGAGCCTTACACGTTTCAGATGCTTGAGTATCTGGATGGGGTGCGCGAATCTAGAGCTGGTGTGTCGCGTATGTCTCAGGGAATGAACGAGAACGCCCTGACCAGCCATACCACAGCAACAGCGGTTAACGCTGTTATGGGGGCTGCACAGAGCCGGGTAGAACTGATAGCCAGAAACTTTGCAGAGACTGGCGTCAAAGATTTAATGACTACTATATATGAGTTATTGCACAAAAACCAAGACAAGAAAAGAGTTGTTATGTTGCGTAATGAGTGGGTTCCGGTACGTCCTGATGTATGGCGGGATAAGTATGATTGCACTGTGTCTGTGGCTTTAGGCAGTGGCAGCAAAGATCAGCAGATGATGCACCTTAGCCAAATGCTCCAGTTCGCTGGGGAGGCTCTGAAAGGCGGCCTGCCTATTGTCAATGAGCAGAACATGTACAACCTCGGTGCCGCTCTTGTAAAGGCTATGGGGTTTCAGAATGTCGATGATTTTCTTACAGACCCATCAAAAGCACCACCTAAACCAGAAGAGCAAGACCAAGCTGCTATGGCTAAGCAACAGATGGAGCAGATGGAGCTGGAGATAAAGCGCAAAGAGCTGGAGATAAAAGCGGCAGACGTTGAGGTTAAAAGGCAGAAGATACAGCAGGATTATCAGAAAAACGCGGTTGACGCTCAGTTGAAAGTAGCAGAGCTAAAACTTGAGCGCGATCAGAAACGTGCGGTAGCTATAGGAGCGACATAGAGGTTAAATGGATAACGAATTAAGGGAACACAGGGCAAAAGCCCTGCTTGATAACCCATTGTTTAAAGAAGCATTTGATGTACTAAGAGAGGATTTAATGGGCCGCTGGGAACACAGTGGTTCAACAGATTTGGAAGCTAGAGAATCAATCTGGCTTGCAATGCGACTGCTTGACAAGATTCATGGTCATGTAACGTCCATTATAGAAACAGGACACATGAACAAGATTCTCGACAAGCAACACCCTTATATCTGACAAGAGGAATTTAATTATGGCGGATAAGCAACCAGCCCCGCAAGCACATGAAGATCAACTGCAACCCGGTAGTTTATGGGAAGCACAAGAGGCATTACTCAAAATGACGGAACCGGAAACGGAAACTCCAGAAACTGAGGAAGCCACACCTACTGAAGAGGAAGAGTCTCAACCCGTAGCGGAAGATGAATCATTTGAAGAGGAGCCGGACGAGTCTGAAGAAGACGAAGAAGGCGGTGATGCTGATGAGTTTGAGGAAACCGACGAAGACGGTCCGACTGAAGAGCCCGAAGAAACGATCCTATATACTGTAAAGGTAAACGGAGAGGACACAGAGGTTACTGAAGAGGAACTAATCAGAGGTTACTCAAGACATTCAGACTACACCAGGAAGACGCAAGAGTTAGCAGAGGAGAGACGGAATATTGAAGCCGCCGAGGTTCAATATCAATCCGAATTCGCCGCAATGCAACAGGAGCGTCAACAGTATGTTGAGGCAGTAAGCCAAACAATTCAAAACTCGATGGCTGGTTTGCAACAGTACAGTGATATAGATTGGCCTGCTCTAAAAGAGCAAGACCCAATCGAGTACATTACCAAGCGTGATGAGTATCGAGAGATACAAGAGAACGTGCGGGCTAATCAGCACAAGATGCAGGTGGAACAACATAAACTCGTATCCGAACAAAAGCAAGAGCGAGATCAAATGCTGCGAGAAGAGCATGGGAGGTTACTCGAAAAGATGCCCGAGTGGGGAGAGCCCGCCGAGCAGAAACGATTAGCCAAAGATCTTAGAGATTACGCAATTAATCAGGGCTTTTTAGAGGATGAAATTAACAGCTTAGTTGACCATAGATCTTTAGTCGTTCTTTCAAAAGCATTGAAATATGATGCTTTACAGAACGCCGACGTAAAATCTAAAAAGGTTAAAAAAGCTCCACGTGTTGTTCGATCAGGCAAAGGCACGGGCAAGAAAGAGGCTACCAAGTCAAAACAAGCTGCGAAAATGAAACGTCTACGAAATACGGGCCATGTCGATGACGCGGTTTCTATTTTGGAAGATATGTTTAATTCTTAATAAGGAGATAACCAAATGGCAATTGCTACAAATACGTCACTGACGTACAGTTCCGTAGCGATTCGTGAAGATTTATCTGACGTGATTTATAATATCGCGCCCTTGGATACCCCCTTCATGTCAGGTTGTGCGAAGACAAGTGTTGATAATACTTTCTTTGAATGGCAGACTGATACTATTACCGCTGGTGCGGCTAATAGAAAGGTAGAAGGCGACGACAGCATTGCTGCCACCGCACGGGTACTTCCAACGCGATTGGGAAATTATTGCCAGATAAGTCAGTACGTGAATCAAACTTCCGGAACTGATGACGCTGTAAACTATGCCGGACACGGCAAACATCAGGCTTACCAGTTGGCTAAAAATGGCAAGCGCATGAA